CACCTTGACAGCAGCACGCCGACTTGTTATGCTTCAGAGGCCATGGTCTCTTGTTGACTACAAGCAGGCTCTGGACCGCGTTCACCGCATTGGCTCTGAGATTCACGATTCGATTCTCATTACCGACTACGTGACTGAGGGAACAATTGAAGAACGCGTAATTGAAGCACTAGACGTAAAAGCTGACAACTTTGATCAGATTGTAAAAGATAAGGCCAAGCTTCTAGAGCTTCTCAGAGAGGGAAAGAAATAATGACAGCTCCCGTAAGAATTTCTAATTCTGAGATCCAAACATTTAAAGATTGCCGTAGACGTTGGTGGCTAACCTATTATCGCCGATTAAGGCCAAAGATAACAGAGTTTACTGGAGCACTAGCTTTAGGCTCTCGCATCCATGAAGCACTTGACAGGCACTATTCAACTGGACAAGACTTGCTAGAGGCTCATGCTGACCTTGTTAAGGAAGACATAGAAAAGATGCAAGCAGAGTTTCGCGACACCTCTAACTTAGAGGCTGATGCAGAGCTTGGTCGTATAATGCTTGAGGGCTACTTAGAGTGGGTAGAGCAAGAGGGCATTGATGCCGAGCTTGAGATGATTTCGACTGAAGAGATTCTCGAACGCCCGATGATGGATGGTCGAGTAGTCCTACAGGGGAAAATTGACATGCGTGTTCGTCGTAAGATTGATGGTGCTCGCATGATCCGTGACTTTAAAACTGTAGGCGGCTCTTTTGCAGACTTTGGGGCTATGGCTCACATGAACGAGCAGGTTAAGACTTACATGCTTCTGGATGAAGTCCAGGAAGGCGAAACAGGAGAACGCACTGATGGTGCCATCTTTACAATGCTTCGTAAGGTGAAACGCGGTGCTTATGCTAAGCCGCCGTTCTATGACCAGATTGAAGTTCGTCACAATAGGTTTACACTCCGTGCATTTCTAGAGCAGCTAGAAGGCACTCTTGCAGATATGCTAAATGTCCGAGATGCTTTGGACGAGGGCGAGAGCCACTTTAAGCATGCTTACCCGAAGCCAAGCCGCGACTGCAAGTGGAAGTGTCAATTCTTCGCTATTTGCCCGCTATTCGACGACGGTTCCGCCGCCGAAGCAGCACTTAGCGATGCGTTTGAGTCATCCGACCCATACGGTTACTACGGAATCGAAGAGAAGGGAAGTGAGTAAATATGTCAGACGTGGAACGCAGTTTAACAATTATGGTTTATGGCGAGTCCAAAGTTGGTAAGTCCAGCTTCGCAGTCACGGCACCTTACCCACGCCTAATGCTCGATGTTGAGGGAGGCCACCGCTTCCTACCAATCAACATTAAGTATTGGGACCCCCTAACTGAAGAACCGCCACTAGCAGATGGTACTTGGGACACCGTTGTAGTCAAAGTAAACGACTATGACGTTGTCATGAAGGCCTTCCAGTGGCTTCAGTCAGGGAAACACCACTTCAAGTCCTTGATCATTGACTCCATCTCGGAGCTCCAGGTCAAGTGCATGGATAACATCGCAGGCACAGAGCAAATGAAGATGCAACAGTGGGGCGAACTACTTCGCCACATGGGCGCACTCCTTCGTGATCTCCGTGACCTCACGATGCACCCTACCCAGCCGCTTGAGGCTGTGGTACTGACTGCTATGGCACGTAAGGGTCAGGATGGCGTATACCGTCCTTACCTCCAGGGCCAGCTAGCAATTCAGGCCCCGTATTTCTACGACATTCTTGGCGCAATTACAGTGGAGACGGTACCAAATCCAGATCCAATGCAGGCACCATACAAAGTACGCAAGATGTATGTCGAGCGTACTCCCGAGTATGAGGCTGGAGAGCGCGTACAAGGGCGTCTAGGAAAAGTAGTAGAGCAGGGAGACCTTGGGGTCGAACGCATGCTAGATATGGTCTTTGGAGAGTCCAAGGCTGAAACATCAACTAAGAAAGCGAGTTAATAGGTATGAGTACCGTTAATTTCTCTGAGCTGCTAAAGCAGGCTGGAACTGCAGCTACCAGCACCAACTACGAGCCGCTACCAGATGGTGACTATGACCTGAAGGTTATCGAGGCTTCAGCAACAACCACATCAACTGGAAAGTTGATGTTCAAGGTAACTAACGAGGTTCAGGGCGGTGCTTACGACAAGCGTCGCGTATGGGACCAGCTAGTTGTCTCCCCCGACAACCCTAAGGCTATGAACATGTTCTTTATGAAGGCTAATGCCATGGGCCTAGGCACGCCGTACTGGGAGCAGAACCCGTCGCCAGCTCAGGTTGAGCAGGCTCTTATGGGTCGTGCATACCGTGCAACTCTAGGTACCCGTACGTACAACGGCACCCAGAGCAACGAGATTAAGCGCTACTACCCTGCAACAACTGCTAGCGCTGCTCCTGCTTCTGCTCCTGAGGTAGCATCAGCACCTGCTGCTGCTGCTGCACCAGCACCAGCTCCTGCACCTGCACCTGCTGCTGCTCCTGCACCGCCAGTAAGTGGCGATCAGCCCTTCTAATTAAAGATGTTAGGCGGGGTACATTGGTGCCCCGCCTAACTCATAGGATGTAGTCATGAAAGTTTTGTTTACAGGGATGAGCTCTTCTCACTGTAAAGAGTCTAAAAATCAAACTTTTTTTAAGACGCTTGCCGAGGCATATAACGAGTTTTCCGAAGTTATTTGGTCTGAACCTAAATTGTCTTGGTCAAGAGCCGATTTAGAAGTTTTTGATGAGATTATTTTTGGGTTCACACCACCCACGTCAATGGGGGCAAATCATCTATATGCAGCACTTAAAGTGCTTAATACAATGTACGAGTCCCCGAAACTTAAACTAGTAGTCGACAGCCCTCAAATTTGGCAGTATAAGAACAGTATTAATTCATTTAAAAGAGATCCAGATCAAGTATTTGGCTCTTTCTACTCAAGTAGGAAAAACTATTCGGAAGCCAAAAATGGCAAAATCAGGTCTCACGCGGAGGGGCTAGCAGACAAGCTGTCTTCTGCTCCATGGCCAACTACACTAGTTCCGCAGCTTCCGTGGAGTTCTAGGCAAGATCTTCTCGTTAAGTTGCCATTTATAAATGAAGCCAGCATTGTCGGACTAAATCTTGATTCTTTTCTTCTTAGAAAAGAAACTCCTGAGATAGGCAGAACTCTCCAATGGGCAGCAGACGATATAAGTAATCCATGGACATCATTAGTCTCTAATACAACTAGATTCCCTCTAATTTCAGTTAAAAATAGCAAAAAACCAAAAGACTTGGAAGCTGAAGGAAGAATTAAAAACTCTCTAGGAATTTTAGTAGCACCTCAAGCTAGAAACACAGGAACTTGGTGGTCTTACAGGTACATACAAGGACTAAACACAGTTACTCCTATAGTAACAAAGTGGCAAGAAAGCTCTATCTTAGGTAGAGAATGGTCATATTTGGCATACCAGATAGAAGACATGCAGCCCTATGAGAGGCAGCACGTTGCTTTTCAACAAGTTAAATCTTACGAAGCTGAAATACCAAACAAAGAATCTATAGTCAATACGCTACAAAACTTAGTGATAGACTTTCAACCGAGAGGAATGTAATGGCAGAAGTAAATTACGAGTGGGTCAAAGAGCAGTTGCAGGCTGCAAAAGTTAAAGTAGGTTCGGGAAAAGCAATAATTAAGTTGCTAGAAGCCTGGGAATCTGTGCCTGACTTGAGCGAAAAAATGATGGAAGAAGTTCTTACTGTGTTTCCTAAACTCGTTCAAGGACACTCTATTGTGGAAGAAGAGAATGAAAATGACTACATGTGGATCAACCTACAACCAGGACAGATCGTTGTCGGAGATGTCGTTCGTGTTAAATCAGATGCTTTCTCAGACAAGCTCGGACCCCTACACAACAGTCGCCGCGGCACAGTGGTTGCAGTCCGCTATGGTGACGTCATCTTTAACGACACCGACGGAAAGTCCCCAGAGCTCAAGGGCGTCCACTACTCCCCATACAAACTAGAAAAGCGCATAAGGAAACCTTAATGAGCGTAGTTAGAACTTCCTTTGAATTTAAAATTTCTGCAGACGATGTTACGGAAGCTAAGCAGGAAGCAATAAAGCGTATAGGCAGTTTCCTAAATCTTCCTGAAGATTCTGTAGAAGATAGCGTAAATCTAGAGCTAAAGGTCTCCTACGCAGAAGCTAAAACACTTGCAGATATTGCACAAAACATGGATGGAACCACATTTGTGGTGACCGTATATGGTTCTGTAAAGCAGAGTGTTGCAAAACCTTTTGGTTTCTAGTTGACAAATATTTAAGTTACTGCTACGTTATAGCTATGCAAACATTTGTACCGCTACTTGGCTCGGCGGATACTGCACAGGTCCTAGACCGAGCACGACTAAACAAGCAGGCCCTAGAGGGCTGGCAAATCCTAATGAACCTTGTGGAACTGGACCCACAGGGCAACCACCGCACAGCTA